ATTTAGTAGATTTAAATGTTTCTTTAAGTTGTTCTTTTACAGCAACTTGTTGAATTTCATTACGAATTTTTTCTACTTCAACCTTAAATACCTCCATTGTAGGAGTAGTTCTAAATTCATTAAAGTATTCTAGAGTTTTACTTATAATCCACTTATTAGCTTCATTATCAAAAAAATCAGGTGATACTATATCGGCTACTTGTTGTAAAAATTCTCTATCTTTAACAAGTGTAGATAATACCTTAATCTGAAAATTATGACCGTACTGTTCTAATTTACTCATGTGTTAATTTTGCAAGATTATTTAATTTAAGGAAATGCTCATTTAACCATATGTCAGGGTTTTGTAAGTTATTTCCCATATAATCTTCATTATATAACATAATAAAATCATTTCGGTGGAGCAAATCTGTTGGGCGAGAAGCTAAATCACTTATTTGGTTCTTTATTTGGCCAGACATAATAGGATCTTTAAGTGACATCATCTTTTCATTTATTTCTAAAGTTGCTCTATTTTCAATAATTCGTTTATGCATTAAACTATCTTGTGTTGAAGCATAATGTACAAGATAATCTAAATTAATTTCTTTTCCCGTAATATCAGGAAGTACCTTAGTCATTTTTTTAGGGCCTAAACCTTTAATACCTTCAAGATTATCTGATTTATCTCCCATTAAACATTTATACATTAAAAAATTATGAGCGGGTATTCCATATTCAGTAAATATTTGCTCTTTTGTATAATATTTTTTCTTATTTGGTGACCAAACTACAATACGATCATTTACTAGTTGTAAAAAATCTTGGTCAGCAGACATAATAATTGCTTCGTTTTCTAGCACATTTTGCGCGATATATGCAATTACATCATCAGCTTCAACATGATCCACACTATAAACATCAATTGGAAGTAACTCAAGGTAACTAAGTAATCTTCTAAATTGAATTTTCATTGCTTCCTTTTCATCCTCTAAAGAATTAAAAGCATCAAATTTAGTTACTCGTTTAGGAACACGCTGTGACTTATAATTTGGGTTAATTTTTCTTCGTCTTTTACTACCCCCTGCTCCATCATAAACAACGATTACCCTAGTAGGATCCATTTCTCTAATAGCAAAAGCAAGCGATTTCATAAATCCCATGATACCACCTACAGGTACACCTTTTTCATTAAGTGAACCATTTACAGCAAACGCTCTTAAAAATATATTTAGTCCGTCAATGAGAAGCACCCTGTCATTAGGGTGCTTCTCTTCCGGGGATATGTTATTTAGAATATCTTCGAAATTACTCATTTTCAGTTATGGTTTCTTCGGGGTCACGATCCAGACCATCCTCCTTTTCATGACGATACTTCATAATGTATTTATCACAAAGGGCTTCATACAATTCTTCTTTAGCTGTAGGGTGGCTTTCTAACAAATCTCCAAACTCTTTAGCTAAAAACTGGTGAGTTTCTCCATCTGATGTGGTGTATTTGTACCAAGCTCCTCCTTGCTTTACAATCTTGTATTCTTTAAGCAATTTTAAGGTACCATAAATGTCGTCAATCCCGGAATCGTAAAAGACGTTATAACGAACTTTTCGGTTAGGTGGGCCTAGGCGGTTTTTAACAACTACACATTCAACTTCTTGCCCGACTACTTCATCCACACCATTAACTTTCTCTTTAATCTTGCCTACTCCTTTGAGTCGCAAACGAACTGAGGCATGGAATTGAAGCGCTTTACCTCCTGATGTTGTATACTGGTCTCCAAACGGCATCGCGTTTAGTTTTTGACGTAACTGATTAGTAAATACACACAGGATTTTTTGCTTACCAATTAAATTAGTAATTTTACGCATTGATTTAGACATGATGATTGCCTTAGCAGTAGCATAACCATCTTTATCATAGTCGGCTGCAGACTCAATTTTCGTGGTTGCGGCGGCTACAGAGTCTACTACAATAGTCACTAGTTTATCTTTATTCTTTTCGCGAATTTTTACGATGATGTCTTCCATTGCTTCAAAAACATCCTCAATGGTATCAAGAGGAATATAAAGCATCTTATCGACATCAACTCCTATGGCGGTTAAGAACTGTGCATCTAGTGCTGATTCAGTATCAATATATATTGCCACACCGTCTTGCTTTTGTGTAGAAGCAATTACGTGAGCTGCAAGGAGGGATTTACCGCTTTGCTCTAGGCCCGTAATCTCAACAATTTTACTAACAGGCAAACCCCCGTTTGGTCTGTTAGAGATCGCCAAATCGAGAGGTGTACATCCAGTGGATACCCACGAAGTAACATCTGTTGGTGATTCTTCTCCCCCATTAAGAAAGTAGGCAACTTTATTATATTCTTTACTGAATTTCTTATTTAGCGAAGATGCTAATTCATCAGTAAGACTTCCCCCATCTAGGGCTTTATTGTTGGATTTTTTAGCCATATTAACCGAATAAATCGTCTATTTTAGAATCGAGGTCAACCTTTTCTTTTGCAGGGGTTGTAGCCTCTACTGTTTCCTGCTCTTCACTTGGTGCTAAGTACTTTTGAAGTGATTCCTTCATTTCATCAAATGAGTACTTATTGAATAAATCAATAACGTTCTTTTGATTCTCGAGGAATGACTCAATAGTTTCAGCACTATCTGAAAGTGGGGTTTGAACTGGCTTAACACGAACAGTAGTTGTGTCATACATTTTACCAGTTTCTGCTGCTGGAATAACTTCTACAGTAACATCTCGTCCCTGAGCAATATCAGTAATGTCACCATAATCTTCATCCATCATAACCCCAAGGAGTTCTTGGTAAACCATCTTACCAAATTCCCAAAAACGTACACCTTTATCTTCTTCACCTCTAACAATTACAGGTGCAAACGTACGCATTTTAGGATAAAGTTTCTTTGCTAATGCCATATTATCTGGGTCATTAGACTTACGTAATTGTGATGCAAACTCCAAGATTGGATCAGACTCATCAAAATTTGAGAGTGACATCATTCTGGGTTTGTCAATACCGAAGTAGAAATACAATTCAGTAAATGGTATTTCTTTATTATGCTTATAAGGCACAATACGAATAACTGATTTTTCACCACTAGGTGGTTTCCAAAAGTTGGCTTTATAGTCTGATTTTGACTTGCCGTTGGACTTATTTTGCAAGCGGTCCATGCGCTTTCTAATTTCATCTAGATTCATGACCTTTTAATTTTGGGTAAATATAATACCCTAGGTCAGGAAATCCAAATTTTACCAGCGGGCCTTTACAAACAACTAAAATATCTTTCCCCCCTATCACAAAGGATAGTAACTAAAAAATTAGCGGCAGCAGAAAAACCTACGAATAAACCATATTGCTTAGCTAATGATTTAGATTTTTCAATTGATTCCTCAGTAGATACCGTTTCAATACGATCTATATCTTTTAAGTCTACTAAAAATTTACTACCATCTCCTATACCCTGAATACCATGTAGTCCAGGTTCTCCACCTGACATAACTGGAGATTCAGCGGGTTCTAAAGCTACTAATTTACATACCGGGTATCTATTTTTTATAAATTTACCAGCACCCATTATAGTTCCTCCTGTTCCTGTACCTGCTACAAAAGCATCAATAGGTTTATTATAATCAAAATCTTTACAGATTTCCATGCCTGTAGTATACCAATGAGATTCTATATTTTGTTCGTTATGAAATTGATTAAAATTAAACCAACCATTATCTTTAGCTAATTTATTTCTAAGTAAAATAGCACCATCAAAATCACCAGCAGGTACCTCTATTAATTCAGCACCAAACGATTTTAACATAACTTTGCGTTCAGTACTCATATTAGAAGGCATTACTATAACGCATTTAAAGCCTAGATTAGCACAAAACATAGCTAATGAAATGCCCATATTACCCGAAGTAGCTTCAATTATAGTGTCTCCAGGTTTAAGTTTACCATTGCGTATAGCTATTTTTAAAATCCAAGCTACAGGCCTATCTTTTACTGATCCACCTGGATTTAAAAATTCTGCTTTACCCCATAGAGTACCATTTGGGAACTCAAACTTTAGTAGGGGGGTATTACCTACCGTATCTAACAATAACATAACCTTTTATTTAAATTATTCTACTTCAATGATTGTTTTTAAACGTGTTCTAACTTTTTTAAATCCACCAGGGCGAGTTAAAAGAAGACTATTTCGGAACCGCGTCCAATCCACTTGATACGTAGTATCTAAGACA